GTGGGACTGAGCAAGATGGCGCGATTGGTTCAGATGCACGCGCGTCGGCTTCAATTGCAGGAGCGCATGACTACCGACATCGCCAATGACTTGCAACGCCACCTTGACCCCCTCGGGGTGGCGGTCATGGTACAAGCCGGACACCTATGCATGCAAGCGAGGGGGGTGCAGAAGCCGGGGAGCGTGATGACGACCAGCGTGGTGCTCGGCGTCTTCCGCGAGGGCTCGGCCAAGGCTGAAGTGCTCAGAATGCTACTTGGAGGCCAGCAATGATTGACACACCCAAAGAGACACCAGAGTCGACCGATGCCGTGGTGGTACTGAGCGGAGGGCAGGACAGCACGACATGCCTCTACCACGCTCGCCGTCGACACCCGCACATCCACGCCATCACCTTCGCGTACGGGCAACGCCACCAGAGCGAGCTATCGGCCTCCAGGCTCATCGCCCGCATGGCCGGGGTGGCAACCCATAGGGTCGTGGACCTGAGCCCGTATGGAGCCCTTGTCGCCTCGGCATTGACCGACCCCAAGCTCCCCGTCGCCCCGGAGGGGGGAATGGGCAACCTACCCTCCACCTTCACCCCCGGTCGCAACCTCGTGTTCCTTACCATCGCCGCGTCGTGGGCCGTGAGCATGGGGGCATGGGAGGTCTACACCGGAGTGTGTCAGACGGACTACAGCGGATATCCCGACTGCCGACTTGAGACGATTGCCGCGTTGGAGGTGGCAATCAATCTCGGGTTGCCCGAGGGGCATGGCATCTGCTTCGACACGCCACTGATGCACATGACCAAGGCGGAGACGGTGAAGCTCGCCGCCTCCCTCGACGGTTGCATGGAGGCACTCGCGGAGAGCGTCACTTGCTACCACGGCAAGGTTCCGGGGTGTGGCACTTGCCCCGCTTGCGTACTGAGGGCCAAGGGGTTCGCGGAGGCCGGCATTGCCGACCCCGCACAACCGCAACACGTATTGCGGTAGAGGCCCACCATGCCTCGCATGTTCTTCGTGGTGCCCGACCAGGAGTGGGCAACCATACCGCTCGTGGAGTTGCGGCGTCTCGGCTTGTTCGAGCAACCCAACCTCCTTGTGAGCTACTTCTACTTTCCCACGCTGGAACACCTCAAACGGCTCAAAGCCGCATTGCCCCCCTATGCGGAGCCCACATGGTTCCTCGACTCCGGGGCATTCAGTGCGTGGACCACAGAGACAAGCCTACGGTTGAGTGACTACCTTGCATGGCTCAAGGGGGCATTCGACATCCTCGGGCGCGACCGCATCTACGCCTATGCGAACCTCGACGTGGTGCGCAACCCGGCCCTCACTTGGCGCAACCAACGGGTCATCGAGCGTAGCGGCTTCCGGCCCCTACCCGTCATTCACAGCAACGCAAGCCCCGAGACGGTGGAGCAAGTCGTCGAGGAGTATGACACCTTCGCGGTCGGCGGGTTGGTTGGGGGTGGGAGCAATAGCACGCACTATGAGGAGTTCCTTGCCGGGGTGTTCGACAAGGCGACAACCCGACACGGTATCCACACCATCCACGGCTTCGGCGTCACTAGCTACCCCATCATGCGCCGCTTCCCCTTCAGTTCGGTGGACAGTAGCTCGTGGATGGCCGGCGCAAGGTGGGGCCGGTTCCGCCTCTTCGACCCTCGCACTTGCACGCATATCGAGGTCGATATGATCAGCAAGCGGGGGAGCTACGTGAAGGCGATTGAGTTGCTGAGTGCGTGCTACCCCTACAGCATGAAGGAGTTGAAGGAACTGAGGCACGCGCGAAGCCGTCAGTGGCGTGCCGCGATTGGCACCTTGTCGATACTGAGCTACCGCTACATCGTAGAGCGGGTGAGGAGACACCAGAATGAAACGTAAGATCGTGTTCAGTGCAGACGCCGGGTTGCTGTACGAGGATCGCTATGGGGGGTGGATTGCCACGCTCAAGGAAGCGGTCGAGGCACCGGAGGGGGCAAGGTACGTGAACCCCCCGTGGAGTTGGGTGCCGTTCCTGCTCTACCACGGAGTGGAGGTGGAGACTCCGCAAGTGTTCCACCCGACTGACGTGTTGCTCACTGACGCGTTCGGGCTCTGGGAGAAGGCACGGGCGACAGGGCAGGAGCGGGAGCTTGTGGAGATGGCGAGCGCCTTGCGCCCCGAACTGAGCGATTGCTTGTGGCAAGCGGATTGCGTATGGCGCATCCGGTGGCGCAACCACACTCGCCGCGCGACCAACCAAGTCTTCATCACAACGAACAACGGCTCATTCCACCGACCCGAAGTGCTCAGCTACTTGGAGAACCTCCGTCGCTGGGAGTCCACCTTGCCGGGGTGCGAGCTTTGCGTGGTTGTGCCATGCGCCGCAGACAAGCCATACCCCGCTCCCATCCACAAGGCTGTCCGCGCGGTGATACCCCCGGAGTGCCGGATGCTGATTGCGACTGGCGTGTTCGGCATTGTGGCCGAGAAGTTCTGGGCCTCAATGCCCCACTATGACGCCGGCATCCCCTACCGTTGGCGGGTGATGACGCGTACGAAGGAGCACTTCAGTCTGGTGGAGTACGGCAAGGTCGTGGTCTATTCGGACTTCTACGCAGACGCCGTGAGGCTTGGACTGATGGACATCGGCCAAGCGCACAAGGCGCGGTTCCCCGTGGCAGAGGCCGGGGCTCACACCTTGGGGGAAGCGGGGTACGCGAACCTCTTGAGTGAGCCCTTGCTCGCAGCGCTGAAGGAGGCATTCCAATGAGACGTCCAGTCACCCCGACGCAGGGCCGCAAAGGGGCCAAGGTGCCCTCGCGGCCCAAGGTCTACCCCGTTGCCTACGTACCACCCTCAAGCCTCAAGGGGGCCGATTACAACCCCCGCAACATGGAGCTTCCCGAGCTTCACCGACTGGCCCAGAACATTGCAGAGTTCGGGTTCTTGGACGCGGTGAGTGCGTGCAAGGAGGACAACGAGTTGCTCGGTGGGCACCAGAGGGTGAGGGCCGCATTGATGCTCCTCAGTGGTGAGTATGCCCCGCTCAACCCGGACGGCACTGCGATGCTCGGGTGGGAGCGCCCCGAGAAGATCCCGGCCATCTTCGTCGAGGGGCTGAGTGACCGACAACGCAAGACGGTCAACCTGTCGCTCAATCGCATCAGCGGCAATTGGGACTACGACAAGGTGGTCAGTGTGGTGAAGGACTTGCACGCTCAAGCCATGGCCGACGTGGACGAAGCCATGAAGGACGTGGACCGTCAACTGAAGGCTATCGACGCGCTCGCGGCAACCGGCTTCAGTGCGGCGGAGATCACCGACTACCTCGACATGAGCACTGACACGGAGCGGGGCCGGGGGCCGTTGCCGGCCAAGGGGGTTCCCAAGCTCACGCTGGAGTTCACGAGCAAGGAGACGCGCGACGCGTTCAAGTCATTCCTCAGCGCGGTAGTCGCGGAGGACGAGCCGAGCGGGGACAGCCTCGCAAAGCGTCTGGGCATCGTAGTGAAGCGCAAGGGTAACTGACCGCAACACGTATTGCGGTGGAGTGGCAATGGCACGGAGGCTTCTGACACCGGAGCAAGCCGCAGAGGAGATGGACGCTGATAGGAGGCATCAGCGGGAGGTCCGTCTCACACCCCTCATCGTCCGCAAGGTCGCCGCCGCGAAGACCAGCATCAAGGGCTTCTTCAACTTCGTGGCGCGGGAGGAGAATACCAAAGCTCGCATTGACGCCCTCCCGCATCAGCAACTCCTGTTCGACTTCATTCAGGCCCATCCGAAGTGCATTGTGTTCATGCCCCCCGGCGCGAGCAAGACCTTCTGCACGGGCATCATCACTCTGTTCCTCTTGGGCCAGAATGCCACGGAGCGCGGAGCGGTAGTCTCTGCCACGCAAGGGCAAGCGGAGAAGCCCCTTGCCATGGTGCGGGACTACATCGAGTCGAGCAAGGAGTTGCGCTTCGTCTTCCCGTCGCTACAGCCGAGCATCAGGCGTGGCGACCCGTGGACCCAGACTGCCATCACCGTCAATCGCCCCCCGGCCATCCGCGACCCCTCCTTGGTTGCGGTCGGCATCGACGGCGCATTGCCGGGTTCGCGACTCTCGTGGATGGTGATTGACGACATCCTCGACCGTCAGAACACGGCGACCAAGGCTCAACGCGATAAGGTCTACGACTTCATCGAGACTACGTGCTTGAGCCGCATCGACCTGACGGGCGGGAGGGTGGTAGTCACCAACACTGCTCACCACCCCGACGACGCTCAACACCGACTGCTCAAGAAGCGCAAGTGGCCGGCAATCAAGATCACCCTCAGTGGCAACGTCTACCTCTACAACACTGAGTGGGACTCGCCGCTGATACGCCCGAGTGTGCATGGCCCCAAGGACGTGGAGGGGCCATACCGGCTTGTCGCGAATGACGCCTTGCACCCGAGCGGCTTCGACGAGCACGACGAACTGAGCTTCTGGCCCACGAAGTTCACCAAGGCTGTCAGGGCGGAACTGAAGCGCGGGTATACGCCTCGCCGCTTCATGCAGCTATACGAACAGCAGAGCAGCGACAAGGAAAGCCAGCGTTGCCAGGACGAGTGGATCGAGCGGTGCAAGGTGCCAGGGCTCAAGCTGACTGACCGCTACGATGGCTCGTTCTACACCGCAACCGGGGTGGACTTGGCGGTACAGGAGGGGGAGGAGAACGACAACACGGCATTCGTTACGGTGGAGTTCCGCCCCGATGGCGTGCGCCGCATACTCGACGTGGAGATCGGCCAGTGGAACGGCCCCACTATCGTTGAGAAGATCCTCGACAAGACCAGGCGATACAAGTCAGTCGCCAGGGTGGAGAACAATGCGGCGCAGGACTACATCCTCCAGTTCACCCGCAAGCGGCACAAGGGGACACGCATCGTGCCTCACACCACGGGGAGGAACAAGGCCCACCCGGAGTTCGGTGTGGAGGGCATCTTTATCGAGTTCATGAACGGAGCGTGGATGATACCCTGCGAAGAGGACGGGGCGATGGACCCTATGGTGGAGTCACTCGTGGAGGGGTGCCTCGAATACCAGCCTTCCAAGCATACGCACGACGCGTTGATGGCGCTCTGGTTTGCAGTGGAGCAGGGGCGCAAGATTGCCGCGTTCGGAGCCATGGGCAAGAGTCCCGGTCGGGCCGGCATCATGGCGCGCTGACACCGCAATACGTGTTGCGGCATAACAGGGCAATGGAGGCCAACATGAGAATCGTACCGCAGAGTCATAGCATCGAGTTCGCCCCACCCCCCGAGGTGGTCCTAGGCAACCTGGAGCGGTGGACGCGCAATGCTTACAAGTCAGAGGACAAGATAGGGTCGGGGACGGCAGACCGATTGCTCCGCAGCATTGTGGAGCGGGAGGTGCGCCCTCATGTGAGCACTATCGAACACCACACTGTCACCGTCCTGCTCACAACCAACCGGGGGGTGACACACGAGTTGGTGAGACACCGCGTCGGCTTCAGCTATACGCAAGAGTCAACGAGATACTGTAACTATTCCAAGGGCAAGTTCGACGGGGGCATCACCGTCATTGAACCCCTCATTCGCCAGGGAACCCGCTCGTACGAACTCTGGTACGACGCAATGAGGGCCGCAGAGGATCGCTACCTCTCACTCCTTGCGTTGGGCGTCAGTCCCCAAGTGGCTCGGGGGGTGTTGCCCAACGACCTCAAGACTGACATCGTGGTGACTGCCAACCTCCAGGCATGGCGGTATCTGTTCTGGATGCGTACTCACCCGACGTCTCACCCGCAGATGGTGGCACTGATGACCCCGCTCTACAGGGCATTGCGCAAGCTCTACCCCCCCGTCTTCGACACCCTCCCGCGCATCGGTTCGGCCAAGCCGGATTGGATTGAGGACGAAGACGACTTGCCCCCCTTGGGTGTCATTGGCGAACCCGGCAAGGCATACAAGTGACCCGCGAGCACTTCATGCGCAACCTCTGGCGATGGAGCGCCGGGGTGCCAGAGGTCGAGACTGAAGCGTTCGACCATGCGGCTCAGTGGTCCCCCGTGTTCGAGCAACTGATGCGCAACCGGCTCATCGTGGGTGCCTACCGCTACGGGGCAATCGGCGCTCAGTTCAAACCACCCTACGACCGCATCGACTCTTGCCTACGCAGACTGAGGCAATACCACGAGACGGGCAACCTGGAGTTGCTGGTCGACGTGGCGAACCTCTGCTTGCTGGAGTTCGTCGAGTGCCGACACCCGCGCAAACACTGGCATTCGACTGACGACGGCGAGCACGTCAGTACGGCATAACCCCCCCGTACACTAGCAACCAAGGAGGGCGCAATGGCGCACACTGGAAGTGAGGACTTGCACGGATTCATCCGCTCCGTGGTCCACATGATGCGCGGGGTGATTGCCCCGCGTTGGCACTTCGCCATCGTGGCATGGGATGGGCAGAACCTTGTCTACGAGAAGACCGACCCCGACAACGTGGCAACGTCTCACGCGCTGAGAGCGCTCTCCCTCATTCTCAATCCACCGAACAAGGCGTGACTGGAGGCACACCATGAGACACCTGATGGTCAGAATCAAACGGAGCCGGCTCTATGCGAAGGCGTGGTGGGCCGTCAAGCAACTGAGGTGCAGACACACTCACACCTTCAGCATCACCCCGACATACGAGTGGCAGTCTGAGGGGAAGCGAATGCCCGACAAGCATCGAGGCATCAAGCTGGAGGGGTGCTATCTCTGCGGCAAGGTGTGGTGTCGGGATGACATGGGGCCGAACGGTCCTACGCGAGAGTCAATCTAGGAGGCACACCATGAGACACCGAGTAACCACTGACCCCCGCGAGCACTTCGTTCGCACCGAGGAAGAACGCAGGGCAGAGAATGACCGCTATGTGTTCGAGAGGAACAAGCTCACGTCTCAGTTCGAGGCGGAGCTTGCTGCCGAGTGCCGCAAGGCGGGTATCCGCTCACCCGGCTCTGGGTTGCTGTCGAGTCACGTACGCACGAAGCACCCCGAACTCTACGCGATAGTCATCGAGCCCTACGAGCGCCGTGCGAAGGAGTTGCAGACGCAGCACAACGAGCAGCACGACACGCTGACCAAGCGGTTGCACACCTTGGCGACATGGGCCTCAATCCGCACGGTCCACAATGCGGACCCCACGGTACTCGGCCCCCCGTGGATCGAGTTCTACACTTCGCACGAGTCGGACTGGCACACCCAGACGGCTCCCCGTGCCTATGCGGAGGCGTCGGTCAATGCGCGCTTGTGGACCGTGGGGTACGCGGAGCCGAGGGTGCCTTGCGTGATTATGTGGGACGGCCCCGAGTGCAAGCTCTACGTCGCTGTCGAGGAAGACCTGGACCGGCGCATCCTCTACACTCGCTGTTATCACGAGGGGGTGCCAGTCGGGGAGTTCATGCGTCGGTGTTGGGCGCGAGCGTGGAACCCGCGAGTGCTCGACCCGTTCCTCCCAGCGGGGTTGGAGGACAAGCTCGGGCTCGACTACCAGGGGCGAGACAAGCATGCAACCGCGTATCAGTGTGCTCGGTGCAAGCGGCTCTATGAGGCCGACCAGAGCAGCGTGTTCAAGCATTGCGAATGCGGCTTCGACCTCCGGCCCATACACGGCGACCAGGAGCCCTAGCAGCCTCACCACGGGCTCGCAACCCCCACCCCCGGCCCCTTGCCACCCCCCTCCCTCCCCGACCCCGTATTCGGCTCCCCACGGCATAACCCACTAGGCACTGACCGCAACACGTATTGCGGTGCAAACCAGGAGGACACAATGCCACGCAAACCACACCGACCACTCGCTGACGTATTGCCCACCGATGAGGCACTTGCCCAGATGCGCAAGGCCGGGGGGACTTGGGCCGCATACCAGAACATCGCTCTCGACAGCGCCACCCTCGGCGCGTTGCGCTTCCTCAAGGTGGGGCCGGGATGCACTTGCGAGACGGCCCCGGAGCGCTTGCCCGACTCTCACCTTGGCATCGGGTGGCGCTTCTCTCACGTAGGCTACGTCGACCTCGCCACGGGCGAGATCAAGGAGACACCCAATGACTGACAGCTACTCGCCCCCCGTTGGGGATGTGGACTGGAAGGTCTACCGCGTAGACCAAGCCGGTCACTACCAGCCGACCGGCGCAGTCGTTCGGGCGCATACCTACTTTGACGCCCATCGACAAGCGGCTCAGTTGCTCGGGGAGCCCAACCTGGGAGACGTGAAGGTGGAGATGGTCGGCGGCAATGACCCCCCGGCCAAGGAGGACGCCACGACGGAGGTCCACTACACCGTAACGTTCCACGTCAGCTACACCTCAAAGGAGCAACTCCACAAGGGGCAACGCGAGCGTATCGCACGCGACATTGAGAATGCTACCAACGAGGCGCTCGACTCCCACCCCTACTTCCGAGACAAGAAGCAAGTCGACTACACCATAGCAACCGCGACAACCGAACAGGTCAAACGCGGGAGAAGGAGCCGCAAGCATGGCTGAGCGAACTACCATCGAGGGATATGACATCGAGCAGGACTTCACCGGATTCAGCTACACGAAGCTGAAGGCGATGTACCGACACCCGCGCATCAAAGCGCTCAAGGCGGATGGCGTGGTGCGCGTTGCTGGCATGAGCTATTGGAAGGGGCCGGCGTGGTACATCCTTGTCGGCCAAGCGCTCAATCCCGACGACGACGACTTGCACGCTACGTTCGTCAACGACTCTCAGGGCGAGGCGAAGGTGCTCGTGGTGCGCGAGGGGGTGGGGCTCACCATCGACGGCATTGAGGTGCTCCGCAAGCTACTTCCCCGCCGCTCGTTGGAACTCTTCGACCTCGGGCGCAAGGTGGGGGAGATGCATATCCTCCGCCTCGGCAGCGGCAACGGCCCCCTCTACCCGCACGGCGAAGCGTTGGAGTTCCTCGCCGGGGTGGGGAATCTCTCCACGATGAAGTGAGGTGTTCAATGCCACGACGTTCAACCTATGTGTGCTTCGCTTGTGGCAGGAAGGGCCACCTCGCGACCCGCAACTATGACGCCTATCAATGCCCCGTATCGACGGGGCCATGGGGGGATGTCGTGGAGCCCGACGAGGATGGCCGTTGCGGTCATTGCGGGGGGAGTGGTTTCGCGTACAAGAACGGCATGCATACATCAAGGCGAGGGGTTCGCGGATACCGTTGCATGCGATGCGGGTGTATCAAGCGAGAGGACTGGAAGGAGCGAAAGCGCAAGAGGAGGCCACATGGCACGCAAGAGACTGACGGTTGAGGAGACTATCGAGTTCCGAGAAGGGGGGTTGCCCAAGGTGGGGGAGCTATGGGTCATTGAGCCCTACGGTCTGCACAAGGTGCTCAGTGTCCCCGAGACACCCGACGAGCACGGGGCATTGATTGTGAGGTGCGAGAGTGTTGCAACCAAGCGCGAGCTTGGACTCTCGCTCTCACACTGGATGCTCAAGCACCCCTCCTTCCCCAACGGTTGCCCCGCACGGAGGTATCAATGAGCAGCAAGCGCAAGCCGGCTCCGGTCGAGGAGAAGCGCACTCGCAAGCTCGGGGAGGTGCCCGACCGCATCCGCCTCCCCAAGCGGCGAGTGGGGTTCAACCAGGAAGCACGGGTCGGGGGCCACAAGCTCTACATCAGAACGGGTGAGTACGAGGATGGCACCCTCGGTGAGATATTCCTCGATATGCACAAGCAAGGCTCGGCGTTCCGTGCGATGATGAACTGCTTTGCAATGAGTATCAGTCTCGGGCTCCAGCATGGCATTCCGCTGGACTCCTACGTAAAGATGTTCACCTTCACTCGGTTCGAGCCCAACGGGTTGGTCACGGGGCACGAGAAGATCCACAAGGCTACGAGCCTCGTCGACTACGTGTTCCGCGCGCTTGCCATTCACTACCTCGGGCGCGAGGACTTGGCCCACGACCCGGAGGAAGAGATGATTCATACAGGGGTGTTCAACGGGGGCCGCGATGCTTGATGCAATGCTACGCAAGGCCGGGTTCCTGACCTTCAAGCAGTCATTGGAGTTGGAGGCAGACAACCGCGAGATGAGACAACGCATCGAGTATCTCATTCAGCGCAACCGTGCGCGTTCTGAGGCACTCACCCGAGAGCGGGACGAACTGAAGCAGAGGCTCGAAGGCATTGAGAAGGGGTGGGGCAACATGGCAGAACGCAACCGGGAGTTGGAGGCCCAACTGAAGGGCCGGTTGTCCGCGCCCGACTCTGCCGTGCTACGCGAGGCGTTCTACAACCTTCAGGCACTCGTACAGAACACCATCAACAAGAACCGTTGGGAGATGACTGACGACGGGCTCCTCGGCAATCTCACGGCGGAGCAACAGAAGTGGATGCCGTTCGTCAATGGCGTCCGTATGCAACTCAAACGCATCGAGGGAGTGTTCAATGGGCAAGGGTAGAGACAAGCGGCGCAAGAAGCAGCGGCAACAGAACAACCACGCAAGGCGGAGCGAGCCGCGTTCTCTCGCGGAGGTCCAGGCAATTGGCGTCGACCTTGCGAGCGGCCCAGACTCCACCGTTGTCCAGGTCTGCGACGTAACGATTGACGGCAAGCTGATTGCCACGCAAGCCGTCGCAGTGCTCAACCCCAAGCTCTAGTCCCACCCCCAACCGCAACACGTATTGCGGCCCACCCCCCGGCAGAGTATCCTACCCCCACCAGACTGAGGCGCGGAGGCCACCCTCACGACCGAAAGGCGATCCCATGAACTACGTTCTCATCCACTATCCCGCTGACGTGCGACTCGTAGGTACGAAGCACAATACCGAGTTCGCTCATCTGCTACGTACGAGGGGCGGAGTGCTCCTCCCCGTGGCAGACAATGGGCTCAACACTCTGCACGATTGGGCTCGGCGCGAGTACGGGCATCAGGGGCAATTGCCACCTTCCCCCAACCACGTTCTGCGGGGGCCGATCTTCTACATTGACGGGCAACGTTCCATCTCGTGGGCCATGCTGCTCGACACGGAAGGGGCAATCAGCGGGCGGGTCACTCCGGTGCCGAGTACGGTGCAGAGCGGCAACGGCTTCGTGCGGCTTCACCCGAGTGGCACACAAGCCATCGGCATCGACACCGCAACACGTATTGCGGTGAAGGGCGAAGGGGAGAGTACCGTGGAGAGCGAGTGTCTGCTTACGGGGGAGTTCGCCGTCAACCCCGCACAACACGGCTTCACGGCGATTGACTTCTACTTCTCCTTCCCCAAGGGCTTCTCCGTTCGGTGGATTGCCGTTGCGCAAGTAGCGAGGTGAGCCGTGTTTGCGTGGTTGAAGGACAAGGCGTTTCTGTTGTTCGCCATAGCGGTCGAGCTATGGCGACAGCGCAATGAGCCCTATCCCCCACCCTCCACCCCGGCCATTGACGAGGACAACGCTGCTCCGCTCCAACCCATCATTCCCCCCGAGGGGTTGGCAATGAGGTGGAGGGAGGAAGCCCCAACCAAGCCCGATGTCAACCCCAAGCCAGAGCCTCTGCGTGGTAGCCTTGCAGACCGCGTGGAGAAGGCGAGACGAGGCAATCAATGAACGAGCCCCTAGCCGACATCATCCCCTTCATGCAGGTCACTACCGACTTCAGCCGGTATGGCTTCAGCGACAACGCATCTAACTTCCGCGCAACGCGCGTCGTGGACAGTGTGCGGTGGAAGGAGATGGAGCGTTGGCAGCGATACTTTGAGTGCAAGCAACACGATGCCAAGCGCTACGACTTCGACGGGCGGCTCATGGCTCCTCGTGCTGTCGGTAGCGGGTATTCCCAACCGCTCATCAGCGCCGAGCGTGCGACGTGGTATGTCCCTCTGAGAGCGCGCAAGCCGTCTACCCCCTACCGCATCGGTCGCCGCATCGTGCTCAGTTTCACAAGCATGGTGTTCGGTGAGAGTCGTTGGCCCGATGTGGTGGTCAATGGGGACACTGACGCGCAGGAGTTCCTCAACGCGCTAGTCGAGGAGACTGGACTACCGACCAAGATGATCCAACTCCGCAACATCGGAGGCTCGGTCGGCACGGCGGGACTGTCGTGGTGCTATCACAACGGGGTTCCCAATGTCGAAGTCCACAACGGCAAGGGCATCATTGTCCACGAGTGGGCCGACAAGGCGAAGCTCCGCCCGAAGCACGTCACTGAGGTGTATCGCTACGAGCGTGACCATTGGGACGCAAGGAAGCGGTCATACGTGCGTGAGCTATGGTGGCATCGGCAGGACTGGACTGAGACTGCCGACGTGGTGTTCAAGGAGTGCAAGGTCGAAGAGAACAACGAGCCGAGGTGGGAGGTCGACGAGGAACTGACCACTATCCACAATGACGGCTTCTGCCACTTCGTCTATGTGCAGAACATCCCACCCATCGACGGGGTGGACGGGCTCCCCGACTGCGATGGAGTGTGGGACCAGATGGACACGCTCGACATCCTGGTCAGCATCCTCGCTCGTGGTGGGGTACTCAATCTCGACCCGACACTGAAGCTCAAGATGGACCCCGAGCTTGTCGAGATGGCGTTCGTGCGCAAGGGCAGCGACAACGCGCTAGTGACTGGCGAGACTGGCGACGCGAGCTACATGGAACTCGCAGGGAGCAGCATCACGGCAGGAATCTCACTGATGCAGATGCTACGCGTGCAGACGTTGGAGAGCACGGAGTGTGTCATTCCCGACCCCGACAAGGTTGCGGCGGCAGGAACGAGCAGCGTGGCACTCAAGATGGTCTATGCCCCCATGCTCTCCAAGTGCGACCTACTGCGTGACCAGTATGGCAAAGCTCTGCGCGAGCTACTGAGGCAGATGCTTGTCGTGGCCCAACGCATCTACAAGCCACGTCTCGAAACACGCAACGGGGAGGACGGCACTGACGAAGAGGTGGAGGTCACTGGCTTCATCCACCTCCAGCCGAAGGTGATTGTCGAGCCAGTGTTCGACGAGGACGGCGAGGAGACTGACGAAGAGTCTGTCACCATGGAGCCGCATACGCCGGGAACGTCGAGCTACATCGAACTCAGTTGGGGGCCATACTTCCACCCGACTGCGGATGACCAGCAGAAGACGGTATCGACACTCACACAAGGCACGGGGGGCAAGGCTGTTCTGTCGCAGAAGACTGCGGTGGAGTTGCTCGCGGGGCTCATCAGTCGCGACCCGTCGAAGATGCTCGACGAACTCTACAAGGAACAGGATGCCGAAGCCGAGAAGCGCAAGGCATTGATGGACAGCATGGGTGGGCAACCCGGCCAACCCGTCGAGCCGATGGAGCACGAGGACGAGACTGAGGAGCAAGAGACTGAGACAGAGCAACCCCCGGTCCAGGCAAGCGAGGCCAAGGTGGAAGTCACTGGCGAGGAGCCAGTCGTCATCGACGAAGCCGGCCAAGCCCCACCCCCTCCAGCGAAGGAGGTCAGCGTGACACTGACTGCCACCGACGTCGCCAACATCGTCACCGTCAACGAGGCTCGCGCTTCGCAAGGGCTCGGGCCG